CTCCAAGATCAAGGAGCAGCAGACACAGATCAACAGCATCGCTCTGGGAGCCCTGAACCAGCTGGGCAGCGCCCTTTCCGGCGTGTTCGGGAACCTCTCTCAGCTGGCCATGGGTCTGGTGGCGCAGTTCGTGCCCGCTGCGGCCAGCGCCACAGCCGGGCAGACCGCCCTGAACGTGGCCATGGACGCAAACCCGATTTTGCTCGTCATCTCCCTCATCGGGATGCTGGTGGGTGCGCTGTTGAACTTCTCCGGCAAAAACAAAGAGGTCGCCAACGGCTTCCAGTCCGTCTGGGCGGGCGTTGAGGACTTTATGAGCTACATCTTCGAGGGCCTGATGCGCATTGTGGCGGCGGGCATCGAGGGCTTTGTCATCCTCATCAACGGCCTCATCGGCATGTACAACTCCGTGGCGTGGCTCTGGGGCGACCATGTGGATTACATCAGCAACCCGGCCTGGGACTACGCCAACAAGATCGCTGCCGACCGCAAGGCCCGGCAGGCTGAGCGAAAAAAGCAGCAGGAAGCTGCCAACAACCCCAGCAGCTCCGGTTCTTCTGCTTCCTCCCAGAAGGTCATCGAGAGCATGACCGACACCAGCAAGACCACCAATGCAGACGGCAGCACCGTGA